GTCAGACAAGTATATGTTTGACAAAGGCCCTGAGTATCTAGGCACAAGTCCTAAGTTTTGGCAAGAGTATGATGCTAGTAGAGGCAAGAGTCGTCCTGACCTCTACCAAAAGTTAAACAACATTTGGAATGGTTTAAAAGCCGCTGTAGGTAGCAGCAAAGGTCTCTTTTGGGGAGACTTGATGTGGGGAGATGCGCTAGCCGATCAAAATGGTAAACTCGTGTTCAAGCCAAACACAGTAACATATGCCGTGCCTGCAAACAGTGACTTGGGTAAGACTATTGCAGGAACTAAAGGCGGTGTAGCAGTACATCAATACTTTGATAGCGTTGGAGGAAAGCCTTCACCTTGGAACAGTCAAGGACTATCTGGAAATAAAGAAGTCGCTATTCTTACCCCTAACATGGGTATTGATTTTAGCTTGACTGCACCTAAAAATGAAGTATCACAAGTCAATAAGGCACTTTCACAGAATAGTCAACTAGACGAATTCTTAGGTGGTATGGATGGTGTTGCTAGAAACGCATTACAGAAGTATCTAGGACATATCGCAACTAATCAAACAAATCTTCCAATAGACCAATGGCTACAAAATAATGTAAGCGGCAAGCAATATCGTTTCTTAGTTGGTGATGGCGACGGATATCTTGTTGAAAACAAAAAGCAGCTTGACGCATTGATGAACTTGTATTTTGCTATCGCTGATCTTAAGAATAGTTTAGCTGACCAGTTAGAACAGCAGGTTCAGGGCGTAGAACAATCAATCAATGATAGGCCAGGAGGCGAAGGATTTGTGTTCAATACACCGAAAGGTCTAGTCAAACTAGTCAATCGTGGTGGCTTTAGTGCTGCTCATTTTGGTAAGAAAAAGTAACCCAAAACCAAGTTTTTTTCGTTCAGGCATAAATACTTGTATGAGCTTCGGCTCACTTTTATACAAGGAAAAATAAAATGGCACAATTCACAAGAGTAAACGGTGACTTCCAGCAAGTCATGAACTATGACGCTCCTGCGTACACAAACGAAGGTTCAACTTCAGCAATTGATTCTGCTGTAACTGTACAGCCTCAGGGTCCAAAGCTTGAGTTCTTCACCATCACTGGTAACGGTTCACAAGTAGCTGACAACATCAATGCAGTATTCCAGACTGTTCAGCAGCTTGCAACTGTATACATGTACGAGTACACCAATGCAACTGACGATACACTAGCAATCGCTGTATATCCTGTTCAGGCATGGACAACTACTACACTTGACGATGCACTTTCAAATGCATGGTCTTCAGCAAACGTAGCTGTAACTGCAACTGCAACTTTCACTAACTAATAGTTAGTAAAAATACTACAACAAGGACCCGGGGATATTAATTTATCTCCGGGTTTTTCTTTTATCTAAATACATGTATGTCACATCGTATACGCTGCTATACATTATTTGATATCACTCAAACGGGCATTCTTAATAGGTCAAAGCCTACTGAGGATGATGTTCAAGAATGGATATTAAAAAGAAATACGCAGTGTAATTTTGATACGATACTACAAGTTATATCATTGAGGTCTCAGCCTGATCAAGTAAAGGCTCCGACTAGATTTGAAATGGAAGATTCTGACATAGATATGTTCGGTTTCTTATTTGAAAAAAACGAAACGTCACCGGCATATTGCTGGAAATTTGAATTTGAAGTACATCATTCTAGTGTTTTTGAAAATGGTATAATGCCGTTTGGTGCATTATACAAAGACTGTGAAGGAGTTCCAATGATAAACTGCCCAACTCAAATAAGCGGAGTCACTTCGTTTCTTGACATTACAGAAGAACTACAAAACATATATTTTGAGGCGTTATGATTAGTTTTCGTGCATCTAAATTAGCTAAGTTTTTTGACAAGGAAATCAAAGACGTTAGCAAACTGATGATAGTAGCCGTGCCAACGGGATACGAATTATTTGGTAGATTCAAGATTGAACCTAAAAGCTCATACTTTCATGTATCAGACATTCATTCTAGTGAAAAAGTAGAACTATCAACCTTAAAGAGCGCAGTGGCATGGTGTTTATTAACCGACAGCGGTAAATACCATCAATCACGAAGGCTACACTTTTTGGACTTAAAATTAAGTAGCCTATCCACAGACACTATGATTCATCGTAAAAAGCTTAAGTCTGCAAACACAGACTACGACAAAATCTTATATAAGATAAAACTCCAAGAAGACTTCTTCAAAAGAAAGCTGGTAATCAGTGAGATTGACTCTTATATAAAGAATTCAAAAACATTACATCAGCTAAAGATGAATCCCAAGAAACCACGAATTTTTAAATACAAATGATAAATACTATATCAACATGGAAGAATAACCTATGAGACTTACTGATTTAGATAATAAAAACACCCAAGTGAAAGCATTGAAAGAAAACTTTGCTGTGGACTTTGATGTTTCGTCTTTGGATAAACCAAAGACTGCTGCTATGCTTAGCAAGGTAAAGAAGCTTATTGGTGAATCAAAAAGATCACCCGAGTTTCACAATGCTCAGCACAACCCTGCATACTTGAAGCTAGTATTCATGGAGCAGGCACTAAACCAGCACATGAAAGTTGCAAAAAGTCCTCGTATCGTTCTAGAAAACGAGGAAGTTGAAAAGTCGCAAGTGATTCTTGCTGCACAAGATATGATTGACACTGTACAGAAAATGTACGAAGATATCAATGATATGCTTGTAAAAGAACTTCCTGCCCTAGTTGATTCAATTCAGAGTGAGATTGGTGTAAATGAAAGTGATTCATTCAGTCAAGCAGCTAACCAAGCGTTGACTACATTGAACGCTTCACTACAAGAAGCACAAACTGCACTTAAGGGTGCATTGGGTGGCTTGACTGGTCAAGGTGCCGGTGATGCATTTGCTGCCGACGCTCCTGAAATGGATGCAGACATGGGTGCAGAAATGGGTGCTGATTTAGGTGCCGATGACGAAGCAGCACTAAATGCTCCTGAAGGTGACCTTGATCTTCCTCCTATCCCAGACATGGGCGATGAAGAAGAAGCTCCTTTAGCAGCAGCAGGTCGTGCAAAGAGATAATGTTCCTATTTGAATTTGATCAGGATAGCGCACTCGTATCTAAGATTGTGACCCTGACCAGTCAACTTCAACAAGATTTGGAAGACGGTAGAATCGGAACTGATTATACCGTCGACCAGCTCTTAGACTATTTTCAAAATTATGATGTTATTTTGGATGTTAATGACCTATATAATATGATTAAAGTTCCACCTCTCAAGACTGTTATCAAAAACATTCAAGGTGACAAAGTTGTATTCGTAGGACAAGAAGAAACTAAGAAAACATATGATGCTCCTGCAGGCGACGATAAGAAAACTGTTGCAGCAATGGCTAAACGAGCAATGGAAATTTAACCATAATAGTTGCTTTTATGCAACATTGTGCTATTATGATATATGGCATTAATTAACAAATTCCCCTATACAGAAATGAAACGAGAAACGACTACAGAAGGTCGTAAGTATGTTGCCCCTGACGGCAATAAGCTCCCAAGCGTCACTACTATTCTTGACGCAACTAAACCAATTGAAGCAAAGAAGGCACTCATTGAGTGGCGCCGCAGAGTTGGCGAACAGAAAGCTAAAGAAATCACCGCAGAAGCTGCCGGAAGAGGCACTAGAATGCATAAGTATCTTGAGAACTATGTTCTTAAAGGAGAAACAGGTGAGCCCGGAAGCAATCCGTATAGCAAGCAATCACATACGATGGCGCATACAATCATATCTCAAGGCTTATCCAACTGCCCCGAGTTTTGGGGCACGGAAGTATCTCTATATTTTCCTAAAGTTTATGCTGGGACCACGGACTTAGTTGGTCTGCATAATAGCGACGAAGCTATTCTTGATTTTAAGCAGACTAACAAACCTAAGAAGCGTGAATGGATTGAAGACTATTTCCTTCAGTTGACTGCTTATGCTAATGCTCACAATGAAGTATATGGTACTAAGATACGCAAGGGCGTAATCCTCATGTGCAGTGCTGATAATCAATATCAAGAGTTTATCGTAGAAGGCAACGAGTTTGATGAATGGTCAGACCGTTGGTGGAAACGAGTAGAAGAATACTACACTAAGTTCCTGTAGAGTTTATAAAGCGCAAAGCATAAATAAGTGTAATCGGATAGGTAAAGATTACACTTATGAGCATTATTCAAATCTCAAAAATACAGCAGCGTTCAGGCAATCTTGTAGATTTGCCTCAACTTGATGAAGCTGAGTTCGGCTGGGCAAGTGATGCTAAACGCTTGTTTATTGGTAAGACCACGCCCAACGAAAACATTGAAGTTCTCACTTCATACTCACAGATTAATTACAGTCAAATTAACGGTTCCGTTGGCAACTTAAACATTAGCAATGTTACAATTGGTAATGGGCAAGTTTTAGCTTATGACGGTAATAATTGGGTGAATCGCGGCGGTGACGCAGGAGGATTAATTACATTAGGCGATGTATCTAATGTAAAGATCACTGGCGGGGCAATTGGCTACGTTCTTGAAACTGATGGATTAGGTAATTTATCATGG